TCACCCATAAACTTCTTAAAATTCGACCACACCAAGCGGCACGGAACGTAAAAAAAGAAAGTCTCAAGGAACAAATTATCCATAATCGGCTTAAGCGGAGTAGTAAGCCGCGCAAACAAGGTCGCACGAAGATTGAACGTATCTCCAGGCAAAACCTCATCAACATAAAAAGGGACTAGGTAGCCAGAATCAAAAGCAGTCTTAACACCATGACTACGATCAAAACTGGAGCGCTGAATCTCCGCACGCGGAACCATCGAAAATTGATGTCCGCCACCCATAACACTCGGTCTATGACCACTACCTAGTCCACCTAACATTATTGCATCTCCTTATTCAAAGCCTTGGCAACGGCCTTACGCTGAACAACCGAAGCCTGATCAAAAACCTTCTCCGCCCTCTCGGACGGAGTCATCAAACTAGACAACGTACCCAAATTCACCGGGGCATTGTGATTAATGAAACAACCCAACTCATCGTCATAATCGCCCAACTCAAACAAAGAAAAATCCAACGGGTGCTTAGCAAACTGAGACTCAGGACGAGAACCCTCGTCCATAAACGCACGAAGCGCCAGACCACGAGTCTGAATCACATGAGGAGTAAGATACGCGCCAACCGCGTTATCCCAAACTGCAAAAACTTTTAACTTAGCCATTTTCCAACTTTCTAGGAAGCTCCTGCTCTAACAAAAGCTCCTGAACTTTCTCGCGCACAAGCCGCCGCTCGTAAGAATTATCGGGACTATCCTGAAGTTCTGAGGCGACGTCCCGGCGAGTGGCTTTCACTCTAGCGTACTCTTCTGGAAACTCAAGCTCAAAAACACGATTATAAAACTTAGGAACCTTCATTTCTTTTCCACGGATGACGACGGAGTCGACGGGGAAGATATCGGCACTCCATTGCCTAACCCACTCCCGTCCGACTCCGGGTCTCCGAGACATGGTTGTGTACTCTGGCAAACGTCCACCATAATGCGCTTCTGCTCTAGGACCAGTAATTTTCTTAGCGATGTAACGAGCAACGTAAGCGGCGGAAGAAAAAGTAAGATCACCAACGGTGCAATGCCCCTTCTCTTGCCAACAAGAATCCAAAAGCTCCGACACATAAAGTTTATCTCCGTTCCGAGTAGTCTTCCACAGCTTCTTATCGGAGAAATCGAAATTAAATAAAGCCGCATGATAATGCGGACGCCCAATCGAAGGAATAAACTCTTCACACTCACAGTAAGGTTTGCCCTTAGAACACGTCTTGCAAACCTCTCCATATTCACCACAATGAAAAAACCGAATGCGGTCGGGAACACGTTCCCGTAACCTCTTCATAAAATCCTGAAAATCCTTCTTAACTAGCGTGCCTCCCTTCGGGAGACTCTCAGGATTATAAGTTAAAGTAATAAAACAATTGCGCTCGTACAAACTCGCTTCATGAACACATCTGATCGCCCATTGGCGAGAGTGTTCTAAACGACAGCCTATGCACTTCCCGCAAGGAAGTTGGACAGGAAAAAGCCCTCCACCGCGGGCTTTCGCACTCACTACCGTTATGCTACGTTTCCCACTAGGGTTTACCGATTCTGAGCGGTATCCCTGTATGGGGTGAAAGCACGCCATTTGCTTTTGCCCCTTCTAGTTTCAAATCCTGAAACCACCGCGATTGACTAGCGGAACAGCGTTTTTCGCGTGGACTCTACGAGCTCCCTTCCGAAAAACTTTTCGAGAATGTTTCCTACTTAATCTCATACGCTTACGCACATCTACCTCCTAATTGAGGGTAAACCAGATCCAGCTTTGCGATCGGCTTAAGACCCCCGTCCCTTTGTGAGGGGGTACTTAACCCTCCTCGGAAAGCGAGAATCACATGTTAAACCTAAAATTGGCTGAGAGAGATCTATATGTACTTAAATACTTGATTAATAAAGCGATACAGAACTCTAAAAAGCCAAATTGGATAAAGGAACTCGAAGTCCTCCAAAATACGCTAAACGCACAATACACTGCAGACAAGGTCAAGATGACCATAAGAACAATCAGGGACAAACTGCTAATTGGGTAGCTTTGACACCCTGCAAGCCTGTCAGTCGTACCCATTACATCTAGTGATGGGTGGGTACGACTAACGGGCAAGCTCACAGCTTGCCCTCCACGGGCTTAACGCCCTCAACTGGGGGCGCGGCCTCAACCTTCTTCTCAACGGGCTTTAAAAGACCAAGCCGGCCCATTTCCTCACGATTTGCATCGTTAGTACAGAACTCCAAAAACTTGGCCGGATCATTCCAGAACCGAGCACGCACCTGAGCGTCGAGATTGTCGAACTGCTCCTGAGCCTTGGACACAATCTCCACGGCATCCATATAACTCGGCACGTCACAAAAATCCCCGTAAACCGGGTTATCCTTGATCATTTCCGGCAACAAACCAGTCTTCTCATAGCGTTTAAGAATGTTATTAATATCCGATTCAGCCTTCTCACTCTGACGAGTGAGAGACTTATCCTTGCACTCAATCCCAGTAGCTTGAGAAACCTGATCATTCAAACCATCTCCGTCCCAACGAACTAAACGAACCATCTATTCACCCAATCCTTTCACGGTCGACCTAGCTGAACCACCAAACCAGCTAAACGGATTAAAAAAATTCAAAACCTTCTGAGCCCTTTCAGACCCCGCATCAAACTTCTGCAAATTCAAATCCCAATTCTGCCGAGCGCTCTGCAACTTATTAGCCCTAGACGCAATATCCGCCTTCGCTGCGGCTTCCCGGGCATTATGCCCAATAACAACGTTCTGAGCCTGAGCGTTCTCCGTTTGCTTCTCTAACAAATCCCTCTGAGCCGCGGACTGCTCATCCAACCTCTGATTCAAACCTGCCTGAGAATCCGCCTGAGATTTCAAGCTCTCATTCAAACCAGCCTGAGAACCCGAAGTCGCCACCTGCTGGTCATTCAAAGAAGTCCTAGACTTCTGCTCCTTCAAATCAGAGACCATCTTAATCGCCTCTTTCGCATTAGAGGCCAAACCAGCGCCCACGTCACCCATACGTGGAGCTACCAAATTCGGAGTGGGAGTAGAAGCACCGCCTTGAGTGTAACCTAAAGCTGGATTCAACCCGGCAGCTCGCATATCCGCAGTAGCCCTCTGATAGGCTGTATTAGACATGCGCTCCTGAAAACTCAAAACCTGAGAATTAATATCTCTTTGCGCTTGGGCATTACCCCAAGCACCTTGAGTCAAAAAATCCAAACCCACTTCTTTAAGCATCGGAGCGGTGATGCCCACCAAAGGGGCAGTCACCGTCGAAACTGCATCAAAAAGATTAAAACCCATAAGACACCTTAGAAGTGGTCAATCAAACCAGGAATCGAGTAAACCGGCATTGGACGCGCACACTTCAACTTAATGAAAGCGTCCAAATAAAACTGAGGCTCACCTGCTACCGCCTGAACGCGATCGATCGGCGGTTGATCCTGCAAGAACGTAGAATTAAGCGTTGGCAGGGCCGTGAACTTCTGGGAAAGATGCCAAATATCCAACGTGCCTGAAGCAGTCGACCGAAGTTTCCCAGTAATGAGGGACGGCTTATAACGATACTCTGCGTATCGCTCCTGGTAACCGAACACGTTCGTATCCTGAGAGGCTGTATCATCTGTTGCATAAATCTCCCTGTTCAAAACCGCTTGCTCACCCAAATGGGAGAGCGCCGGCCAATAAAAGTCAGCCCGAGTAGAACGAGACCACATCTTATTCAACCCTTGTTGATAAGTAAGGTCAGCGCGCACATTCACAAGACCAAGAATATAACCGTGCTCAGTAAAACTCTTCACGAACCCATGACCGTGAGCCACACCAAGACCGACACCGGCCAAATTCGCCTGAGGAGTAGAACCAGTCACCGAAGTCTGAGGAATAGGCGTCACAGCTATCTGAGTAGAACCACCGCCCAAATATTCCGGGCGTTGAAGACGCGCATCCGGGGAAGTCACACCAAAATGAGACCGAACGATCTCAGTATAGCGAGTACCACCTCGCGCATCGCGCTCATACATCCTCTGAAGCTGAAAAGCCTGACGAAGGGAATTAATCGTCGCCGCCGTAGCGTTCGACAAATCAGCATACAAAGCATTACCCGCTGAACCCGTAGTACCAGAAAGAACCACATTAGTACCCGAAGCATCCATATGCCGATACGAACCACCAGAGTTCGTGGTCCAAACATCAATACCTGAACCGGTCGCAATATCCACATTCACACGAGCCGAAGTACCGAGAGGAATAGTCACTGCACCGGCAGCATTCTTCTGGGTCCAAGGAAGGCATGAAGTAAAGTAATCGTGTCGTTTACGGCGACGTAGCAAACTAGTGTTAGTAGTAGTGTCAGGACCATCACCAAGATCAACAGTAACGGAGTTATCAATATTCTCATCACGAAACCACTCATTCCAAATTAACGCGTAACAGCGGGCGGGTAAAGCCGTGTAGGTCAGCTTCTTAGTAGATGCCACCTGACCGACAGTCGGAATACCCATGTAATCCATCAAAGAGCCAACCGCATCGCCAGAGGCCGGACTCTGCATATGCGGCAACAGATAAGAAATCGAATCCGCAGGATTCGCTTGCTCACCCATAAACTTCTTAAAATCAGTCCACAACAACCGAAGCGGAACATAAAAATAAAAAGTCTCTAAATAAAGATTGTCCAAAATCGGCTTCACCGGAGTAGAAAGCCTAGCAAACAAGGTGTGCCGCATATTAAAAGTATCGCCCGGCAACACCTCATCTGCAAAAATAGGGACTAGGGAACCAGAATCAAACGCCGTCTTAATACCGTGAGACCGGTTAAATGAGGATCTCT